CATAACCGATGTACTGCTTTAATATAGAAAATTGTATGAAGGTACACAAAATTTTGGATGGGAAGGTAATACTATACTTCCCATCCCTAAAATTTATAAGCCTTCTAATCGAAGCCAAGTGACGCCTACGGCGCGTGTACCAAACTCGGTTGTACATTCTGGAGTGCTTATGTTATAAGTCACCCGGTTGGACAAGATGTCAACCTACGGCCCTCCCTACGATCAATGACCCTACCTACGCTTCGCTACGGTGGGTCCCCATTGATCTACGGGGGGTGCCCGCCTCCGGTGACATCTTTGCCAACCTACTCTACAAATCTAAAAGAAGACGGTTAGGTTTAACACATCTTTTTTCTCATATCTTTCTCATATATGTCTCACATGTCGCACGATTTGAAGAAAGGGTTAGGTTTTGAAATTTTCAATTTAAAACTTTTTTCTTCATCTGCTCTCTCACTTTGCAATTCGCATGCCAAGTCACACTCGTCCAAGAGGTTGGTGTTTCACATTAAACAATCCAACTCAAGACGAAATAAATCAAGTTTCAACAGTGCCGTGCAGATACATTATATTCGGCCATGAAATCGGAGAGAACGGAACACCACACTTACAAGGTTACGTTCACTTCAAAGAAGCCACTACGTTTACTCGCGCTAAAGCCTTATTACCGCGGTGCCATCTCGAACCGAGAAGAGGATCACCTGCTCAGGCTATACGCTATTGCAAGAAGGATGGATTGTACACAGAGATTGGAGAATCTCCAGTTGCAGCAAACAAGTGGTCCCGTATCATTGAACTCTCAGAAAAAGGATACACCAACACTATCCGACAAGAATACCCAGACGTCTACTTCAAGTGTGCAGTCAGAATCAAATCAATGCGAGTGCGCGAACCTACAATTATCGAGGGAGATCTCACGAACGAATGGTGGGTCGGTCATACCGGAACTGGTAAGTCCAAGTCACTTTGGCGACTTTATCCCGACCATTACCAGAAGACACTCAACAAATGGTGGGACGGATACCAAGATGAAGACATCGTTGCTATCGAAGAATGGAGTCCAAAGAACGATTGCACCGGATCTCAACTCAAGATTTGGGCAGATCGGTACCCCTTCTCCGCAGAAGTCAAAGGCGGTACATTGTCCAAGATCCGTCCGAAAAAGATCATTGTATTATCCAACTACGACATCGCCACGTGCTTCACTGATTCACGCGACAACGAGCCTCTGCTCCGTCGATTCCAAGTCTTCCGATTCCCCGACGACTTATCCGTCATCGAACGACGAGCACGAGAGTATCATTCTCAGCGACTAGCTTTACTTGAAGAGCACGCCGAGAAGGCCACATCACTTGAAGGTAACTCCTGTGAGTCGGATGTTGAGGATTTGACCGGTGGTGATGAATGTGAAGAATCAGCACAGAGTGATTCAGAGCTTGAAGCGCGTCTTAAGTTGCTGGATGACATTCTTGATTTGTAGATAGATCATCAGCTCACGACGCGTCAAATTGAGAAATGAATGTTGCATGTCCACCTTTTATTTTCCCTCCCTACATTACATTTCGGGGTGACCCTTTTTTAAGGTTACCACACAATCATCTCATTTCTCAATTAGCCCCATCGAGAGCAGATGTCTTCTCAAGATCAAGATAATGTCCCCGAGCAACAAATCAGCTATCGCTCTGATCAACTCTTGTACTGCATGATTCATCATTATTCAGAACGCCACCAACGTCAAATCCATCACATCACCGAACTCAACAACACCGTTACACTTCAACGTACAATGTTGGCCAATTATCTCGGACAAGTTGCTTTCTTTGAAGAAGAACTAGATCGACTTGGAATGACTCTCGTGAACATCATGCATGCACGTGATGAACTCGCGGAAATCCTCGACTCGGTACTCGACGATCTCCATCATCCTGAAGTCGATGAAATTAGACGTCGTATCGCGAATCTCACGCAACTCCACAATGTCTAATGGATAATACATTTCTCTTACGGGCTAACCCCATGGACTACGCATCTTTTTCTCTATCTCTAATCGTTTCTTGCTCTCTTTCTTTTTCTCTTCATCTACTAACGTATAATAGGTTCTTAACGCTTCAACTGGACCTTTACTTCTCCGAATCTCTTCCAATTTCTTCGCAGCAACCACACTAACATCATCTAATAACTCATCTAACAACTTGCCAGGGGCATTGTCCGTTAGAATCTCCGTTACAACCTTCTTGGTTTTCATGTCGATATTTTTAAGGTTCTTAAAAACCTTAGAAGCTGCATCTTTGGCAGCTTTCACTTGATTCGCATCAAATTCTTTCCACGCATCTCTCTCTTTATTCCATTCCACAGATCCAGGAACAACTGCTGCTTGCGCAACCACTCCACTTGACATAGATGGTGCATCCGCAGAAAGTACATTTGAAGTTCCTACTTCCGGACTTGAAGTTGTCACTTTAGAGGTTGCAATTGCACTAACCCTGGCTAACAAATCAATTCATTAGTCTAGGGTTATTCGGTGCATTCAATCGACCAGCTACATATGCCGCTGCGCTCTGCGACACTCTTCGATACACAGCTGGCGCAACTCTACTAAAAAACTCACGTACTGCATCTCTTGCTGGACCAAGTTGATCTCCATCATCTTCGCCAGAAAACGCTATATCTGCTGCTTGCTGAGCAACAGATTCCATCAAATCACTATCAGGAGTAGCAGCAGGTGTCGAAAAACGAGTATTCGATACAGTTGGAATCACTTCGATATGACAAATGGATTCCACGGATACAGCTCCTATTGGACAATTCTCCATAGCAACTAAGATTGTACCCCACCCTGTACCAGTGTGGAAATCTGTACTTGTCGCATTACCAATAGTACCGTTTACGTCCGTATAACGGAACGCAGTATCATCCAGATACTTGTTAATAACAATCAAAGGGTTTTTCGTCAATGACGAAACTGTCACCCTTCGATAATTATTCAAGTTCTGCATACCACTTACAGTGGTCGTATACGGCCATGTCGTCTGATTGTAAAAACTGTCGTATGTAATCGCGACATGCACAAATCCATTTGCCGTATTTTCACTCAAAGGAGATGAAATACGAACGGCATGACCAACTGGACGAATAAATTCCGACAAACTGATAATACTCGCATTATCACCTGCAACAGTCGCACCACCAAATGCAGCCGGCCACACCCATGCTGTGTTTCCTGCATTCTTCGGTGCAGCTACACTCTGATACGGTGTTTGAGGCAAAAATGCAGTACACTGCAAATCATTATCTGCAGCAATTACTGGTGATACTATATCACCGTAACATAATGCCGCAGAAGGTACAGTATTAGAATCGGGCACTTTCGCACCCTTTGCTTTCAAGTTGAAAGGAGCTAATACTGACAAACGAAACCGATCTCCAGGTGTCACAGGACCCATATTCACATCGGGTCTGTACCATGCAGATCGTTTCGTACTTCTCTTCTTTGTAGATCGACGTTTACGCTTGGTAACCCTCGGTTTGTAACTACTACTGTAGTTACTGTACGATCGACTGTAACGTCGCCTGTACGGTCTATAACCTCGGTTATATCCATAGCTATAACGCCGCCCATACGCCATTATCTCTTGACCTGTCAAATTCAATAATGTCGCATTAAGTACACTACCGGCTATCACAGGTGGTACACCCTGTCATAACCGATGTACTGCTTTAATATAGAAAATTGTATGAAGGTACACAAAATTTTGGATGGGAAGGTAATACTATACTTCCCATCCCTAAAATTTATAAGCCTTCTAATCGAAGCCAAGTG